CAGATAATGCAACCGATCAAATAGAGGGCTGATCCCAGATCCATATGTGGTAAGCTAACTCGAGTAAATCCAACGTTGGATCTGGGATCAGTGGGTGACGCGTGTGTAGGAATTAACCTACCAATTATGGAAAGTATTCCGCAACTCAGTCACTGATCCCTGATCCAATTGTGTTGGTCGTTAACGGTAGGGGTATTAAATCTACAAGAGCCAGATATTCTATCAATTGGATCAGGGATCAGGAATTTTTAATAAGCTTCAAGCTTCAAGCTCCAAGCTTGACAATGGTTACGGGATAGTATAGGATTATTAAAAAGGAGAAATATGACTGAATATAGAGAAAAAACAATAAGAGGTGAAGTTACACAGTTGAGAAGAATAGCGGATGCAATAGAAGAAATATTGCGCCTTGTTAAAAAAGATATGGAACCACGAACCAAGGAAAAGGAATAGTATGCACATAAAAGTATACAACGAAGAAGGACGCCTGGTTGCTAACAATGAAGAAACAATCTGTGAAGTTCTAGTAAACAATGGTTATATAATTGATGCACCTGAAAAAGAGATGAAGAAATTAAGAATTGAATGTGGTGTTGATGACCAATAAAAATATCACCTGGAATACCGGGGCCGCTGCAGAGCGGTTCCGGCACAATCTGAAGTTGAACAAAAAGAAGCGGCCCGCGGCCAAAGCTGCAAGCAGCAAGCCGCAAGCTCCAAGCGCCTTAAAAAAGACACAATCATGAATTAAACTAAAAATAGAAAGATTATAATGTTAGTATCAGAAGCAAAAAAAATAACCGGGAGCATGACCAAAACCACAAAGATGCCGGGGCTATCATATAGCCTGCCAGCATGGGAATGCCAAACGGGCAGCAAGTTGCGCAAGGTTGAAGGGACGCCATGCTTTGGCTGCTATGCATTAAAAGGAAATTATACAAGATACCCAGCAATTAAAAAAGCTCAATACTATAGACTCAAGAGCCTGGCCCGTGACTCATGGACCACGGCAATGGTATCACAAATTAAAAGACAGAAATTTTTTAGATGGCATGACGCCGGAGACGTCCAGTCACACGGTCATATGAATAAAATTCTAGAAGTAGTAAGACAGACACCTGGCACCAATCACTGGCTGCCAACTCAAGAGCGTCCATATCTACCAGCTGTTGAAACAGTTCCAGATAATTTAGTAATAAGATTATCAGGGTCCAAAGTTAACGGACCAGCGCCCACGGCGTGGTCTCATACTTCAACCGTTGTAACTAAAGGCGCAACATGCCCGGCACCAAAGCAGGGAGGCAAATGCAAAGAATGCAGGATGTGTTGGACTAAATCAATTAAGAATGTATCATATGGTAAACACTAAACAAATAATATACTGTAGATTTTGCGATCGCTTAACAACAAAAGAAGTTGAAGAGATAAACAAAAAAAGCATTGATGAAGTATCTTCCACTGAAGATTGTGAATACTGTCAAGAGAATCACGGTGAAATTTAGAGACCGGAAATAATGGAATTCAAACACCCCAAATACTACGCGGAGCAGAGAGCAGAGAGACGTAAGCTACAAGCTCCAAGCGTCAAGCCCCAAGCTTCTGAAGCTCCAAGCAGCAAGCTTCAAGCCCCAAGCACAAAGCTTCAAGCTCCAAGCCGGAAGCTACAAGCTCAATGATTCGTGAACCACGGTACATGTGAACAAGTTTCGAGGACCTTGGACCAAGGCTCTCGGCTATGATGAATGTGTTGTGCGGATGTGTCTTATGGAATGCAATTTGGTGTGCAGAAAATTTGAGTTTATTACCTCGTGTTACTTTTAACTCTACTGTAAAAAAGTGGCCAGAACTATTGTAGCCCAATAGATCAGGAGTGCCGAGTAAGCTAATGTTTTCAAGCCTGGTCCAAACAATAGCGTCTGAATTTTTTCGAAGTTTTTGATATAATTTTGCCTCTGGACCCATGTCTTTATCGAGGTTACAACCTCGTGCATTAGTAATCTTTTTGTAGCTTGTCTGGTAAGATAATTGAGGATGGTTTTTGAGTTTTTAAAACTAATCTATGCGCTGTATGACCCGTATGACCTACGATAGGAACAGTATTCTCATGCACTTCCATTCTTCTCACATCATATAATGTACCATTAACTTCACAAAGTATTACAGCATTCTTTACTGCATCTGATCCTGTCGTGAAGGAAGTAAGGAACTGCTGCATGTCTTGTACTCTCATTGTTGTTTTTGATTATTTAGATGTTCAATTTGTTTTGCCAGCTTCTTATTATCTTCTTCAACCTCTGTCAACCTTGTTTGTAATTCTCCATTTAATTGTTGATGAGTTAAGTTAACTCTTCCAACCTCAATCAGTTTGGTAGACAACTCTTCTATAATTTGTTTACTACCCGCTAACAGATTCTTATCTTTTATCCATTGGGATTCTTTTTGTTTCCATTCCCAAATATCTTGTTTATGCTGTTCAAGTAATGATGTTAAAGATTCTGTCATTTTCTTATAATGTGCTTTCTTAATGCTCTGATTAATTCTTCTACCTTATCAATGATAGAAATGAGAGATGGATCTTTAATAGAAGACTGTTGATCTTTAAGTTCATCATACTCTTTAAGAGGTATAGTAACTGTACGTCTAGAGGTATGTTCATCTTCATAAGTGGCTTGTTCAGCTCTTTCTCCATTTTCAGATTCATCTTTCATATTGACTTTATAGGATAGTTACCTTAAATTGTCAACCATGGGAGTTCATAAAAGATTGACAGAAATGCAGAAAAGATTCGCCGAGTTTATAGTATTTGGTGGACCTGAAGGACCAGTCTCACAGATGGAAGCAGCAAAGCTAGCTGGCTACAGTCATAACAGAGCAAGACAAGAAGGATCAGAGCTTATGAATCCAAGACTATCACCACTGGTAGCAAAATTTGTAGGTGAACTCAAAGAAGAAAGACTTAAGAAGTTTGAAGTTAATTATGAAACCCATATTGCAGAACTAGATAGAATTAAACAAATGGCTTTAAAGAAGGGAAGTTTTTCTTCAGCTGTAAATGCTGAAACCAATCGTGGCAAAGCAGCAGGACTATATATAGACAGAAAAATAATAAAACATGGGAAACTAGAAGAGCTAACAGAGGAACAACTAGAAGCCAAAATGAAACAAATCTTAACCGACTACGAACCTTTATTAAATGCAAAGACTGTTGAGGCATTACCAGATGAAGTTACGGAAGTCTCGTCATCTTCTTCACACACGCAAGAGGAATCATCGTCCGGTCCCCAAAAGTCAAAGACCCATCTTCCTCCCGATCATAAGAAGCAAACAACTTAATAGCATATCTATCTTTGTTATATAACCAGCCTTCATTAACAGGATAGGCCAATCTCATTTTGTTAAACTGCTTATCATCAGCCCAACCACTGTCACTTAAGATATCAATCCACTCCACCCTGACCTTTGAATAAGGGATTACGTCTTTGACGTTTTGGTTTAAGCTTAATCTTCTTTTTGTTTTTCGTGGCATGATAATATTTCTGGTTGTGCTTTTCATTAAATTTATCCCAAAACTTCTCTTCTGTCATCATCTTAAATCAGGTCTTTTGCCTTATTTCATGGTTGCGACCCCTACGATAGTAGAAATACTTTTTTCTCTATTCGCGCTGAAAAAATAAAAAGGTGTCGCAGTGGGTAAATTAGCCATGATATTCTCCTATAACCTTTGGTACACGCTGTTTTTAGCTTCGACACTTTGGGTGTCGCAGAGGTGTCGCAGAGGTGTCGAAGTGTCGACATTTTGTGGCCGAATTGTGGCCGAAATATGCATATTTGCCTTATTTGTACACTTTTGTCGCAGTTTTGAGTAGAAATTGCGACACCTGCGACACCCCTTCGACACCCTAGGTGTCTAACTTTCTGGCCTTGTTTTGAACACATTTCGGCCACATTTCCTCCCACGTTTATACATCTGGTCCGTGATCCGGTAGCCGTTGTCCTTGCACCATTGGTCGTGCAACTGGTGTATAACATTAGACTCATTAATAACGCCACCCCAATGATTATATCTTATCTTTATCAAAATTATAACGTCAGCCGTTCATAATTAAATCTTATAAAGTCTTTTTTGTAATACCCATTTACAAATTGAATTTGATCTTTTGTAAGAACAATCTTGTTCGTAAGGTCTTCCGGGATACTTTCATAAAAAACTTTATGGTAGTTAAAATCCATATTTAATTCATCTTCAATAAATTTACATAGATTATTCTTTAAACCTTTTTCATATTTCC